TCAATACCCATAGACTTCATAGTTGCAGTAAGAACGCCAGAAGTCATATTACGGACAGCCATGTCATCACGGTAGTTAGACATAGTAGAAAATGTATCTGTCATACCGTTGGTTGTGAGACCTGTGTACTGAGAAAGAATACGTTTCCACAGAGGGATAAACTGATTTTTGTTTCCTTTACTTAAATCACCTGCTTCAGCGTCTGCACCTGTTACATCGGTTTCAATCTTATTGAGAGAGTAATCAAGAAGACTTCTGTACATCTGAAGCATCTGCTTTCTTCCGTCAGTATCAGAAAGACCGCTGATTAAATCGTCAAGAGCTTTTGTCTGCTGTTCATAAGTCTTAGGGAACTGTTCGTAGAATTCAGAGTCAGAAAGTTTTGCTAAATCCTGCAATACATAACTTTCAAACTTAGAAGTCTTTTCTGCGTATCTTGGATCAGTCAAAGCAACCTTCATAAAGTTGCCGGTCAAAGAAGCAATGTGACCATACTGTTTCATAAGGTCAGCACGATTCTGTTTATCTATTTCAGCATTGCCTGTTACAACATCAAGTTTTTCAGAAGCAGAAAATGCACCCTGTTTAATGTAATCTGATAACTGAGAAGCAGAGAATTTTGTAATATCTACACGACCATTTTCATCTGTATTCTTTCTGATATCTTTAAGAACTTCCAGAGCCTGAGAAAGAGTTTGAACACGCTTCTTTTCTTCCTGTTCTTTGTACTTATCTGTATCTCTATATGCAGATGAAATATCTCTAAATTTACTGAGAAGGGAAGTGGACCTATCTGACATACTGTTCATTGAGTCAAATGCAGACTGCTGGGCGTTCTGTAAGTTACGTTCTCTATTTGCCTTTAAGTCTTCTGCAGTCAGATTATTGTAATCTTTCATTGCAGCAATAAGTTCTTTGAATAAATCTTTAAGTTCTTTCTGCTGGTCATCAGACAGAGCTTTGTATTCGTCACTTGTTGTAAGGTCCGACGCATATCTTTCTATTACACTATAAAAATTCTCACCCCAAAGTTCTGATACGCTAGGAATGTTCTTTAACCAACTAAAATTTGCACCACCTAATTGTTTTATTCTTGAACCTACATCACTATATGCAAGTCCACTCAATGCGTCTAAAGCATCTTTTAATCTTCCAGTTTTTACATCGTAAGACTGAGCGTATGTATTTCTTTCAACATCTGCATCTCTTTTTGTAAGTTCCTTTTTAAGTTCTCTTTCAAAAAGTTCTTTTAAGTCTTTATTATCTTTATTAGACTCAATTAAACTCTGTAATTCTGAAATACGATTATTTCTCTGTGCAATTGTTTTAACATCTTTTGCAATGTTTCCTCTTTCGAGCCATTTTTCGAGACTGTTATAAAGTTTCTCAAACCATGATATAGTTTCATTCGCATAAGAGTCATTTCCAGTTTTTGTTCCAAGACTTGTAAGCCATCTACCACCTTCTCCAAATGCTAACTGTTTAGCATCCTGTAAGTTCTGTAATCTTGCCTTAAGAGTCTGTGCACCTTTTTCTGTAGCGTTTTCAAAGATACCATTGATACCTGTAAGGTCTTTGAATACCTTCTCAATAATATCTGAAGTTACCTTACCGTCAGAGATGAGTTTGCGGAGTTCCTGCTGGGATACACCAAGTTCTTTAGAAACTGCTTCAAAAATAGGAATACCAGCATAAGCGAACTGACGCATATCAAGCATAGATGCTTTACCGATGGATACAATCTGAGCGTAGTTATTAGCAATACGCTTCATCTTCTCCATGTTACCGCCAGCGGTATCTCCAATCATTTTGAGAGTGTTCATCAAATCAGAAGCGTAAACACCAGACTGTTTCAAAAGAACGGCAAGTTCAGAAGTCTGCTGAACACCGAACGGAGATTTAACAGCATACTGAGAAATCTCCCCAAACATTGAGTTTGCCTGAGTCTGATTTGAGAATACAACTCCTAACTGAGTTTTGATTGATTCTATTTCAGCGAATGATTTTACTGCTTCTTTACCTAAGTCAGAGATACCTTTTGCAAGGTTTGTAATTGCTGCGGCAGTTCCAAGGGCAGGGGCTTTAAGCATTGCACCTGCAGTATCAAGTCCAAGTCCTACAAGTTTTCCACCTGTACCCATACCACTGACTATACCACCAAGGTTCTGAAGTCCGCGACCTGTCTGATATTTCCAGTTGCGGTTCAAGGCTCCCTGCTGCATAGCCTTTGCTTTTAACAACTGGGCCTGTGCAAGCGTATCCTGTCTGTCAGCATAAGCCTGTGAAGATTTATCCTCACGCTTTGCAATGGCGGCGGCTGTATTCTGATTTCTTGCTTCTTCTGCTCTTAATCTTCGTTCTCTGGTTTTTGTACGTTTTTCAATATCTTTTCTGATGGCAATTGTTTCATCAATAATTGCCTGCTCATAATCACGGAATACTTTTTCTCTGCCAGTATCTGAAACCATTACGGCCCCGGTACTGCTCTTTGCTGCTTTTCTGTGGTTACCAAAGTCGTAATTAGTGCCAATATTCTGATTTGCAATATTGTTACTATGAGTAACATTATTAATCTGTTTGTTGATGTTTGATAAAGACTTTTTATTAATCTGGTCGAGGTAATTTGAAATATTGGCAAGCTGTGCAGCATAACCCTGTGCAGAAGCCGTGAGCTTATTCATCTCTTTTATTGCCTGTTCAGCTTTTACCCTTAATTCCTGTTCTACTACACTAACTTCCATGATTTCACCTCACAAAAAAATGTATAAAAAAAGACTGTGCAATTTTCAGCACAGTCTGATAATTGCAAGAAGGATTAATCTTCTTTTACAAAGTTGGCACTGTTAACAATGAAGTCTGCACAATCCAGTTTGAGAGGAGTGCTGTTCAAGAAGAGTTCTTTCGCAACTTCAAATACACTCTCAACTGGCTTTCCGTTGTATGTAACTTCTGAACCGTCTGCTGATCTGATTCCTTTACAGAGTGAAGCAACTCTTTCAGCGTCAAGTTCTTCAAGTTTCTTATCTTTTTCTTCATTGCTGAGTTTGGCATCATCACGAATCTTGTCTGACTTTTCGTCATACTCATTCATAAGTTTTTCAGCCTCTTCAGAGTGAATGCCGATAAGAAGGAGCTGGAGATTCCATTTCTTCTCTCCAAAAGGCTCGTACCATACACCTTCACGTTCGTTTACATCTGTAAAAAAATTTTCAATTTTGATTGTTTTCATTTATTACTCCTCTTTGTCTTTCATTTCCGATATGGTGTTCATGGCCCACGCTTTCATTTTCAGAAGACATTTTTTATCCTCTACTGTCAGCGGTACTTTCATACATTCAACGTACTCATTGATTGTTCTGAAAGTAAAAATGGCATTTCCAGCCATATCATATTCACAGCCCTGCCATATATTCAGGAACTGTCTGAATATCCATTCGTATTCGGGTGGAGGAGGGATATCCCTCATTTTTTTGTATCTCTCTGCCTGTTCACCCATTTCAAAGAACTTCTTCTCACCGAGCTTACGGTCTCCGCCGCCTCTCCGTTCGATAATCTGTTCTCTTTCATCAACGTTTCTTATCCACTTGGTTTCAGTAGTCTCCTTTCCGTTCTTTACGACTTTCTGCTTAACCGGGTGGTAATGATTAAGGAAGAAATAACGCTCAACGGCTTCTTTTAGGCGTTCTTCTCCCTTCCGGTAAAATTTGTGGTTTCCCTTGCAAACTTAGCAATCTGAATCTTGATAAGCGGTGCATTGAACAAGAACTCCTCGATAAAAGGAACTGAATATTCAATAGGTTTTCCGCCAATCGTTGCTTCACAACCTTCTGCAGCACGGACTCCATGAACAAAACTTGCGATATGTTTTGCATCAAGTTTCTTCTGCCTTTTTACCTTTTCAACCGGGTCCTTGAGTTCTTCAAGTTTGGCCATTTCTTTTTCATAACGTTCCTGACTTACAAGGTTTTCATCCTTACCCATACCAGTAACAAGGAATTCAATTCCACAAGGTTTACCTTTGATAACAGGCTGCATCCATCTGCCGTTATCTTCGTTTTCCTCTGTGTAGAAATCCTCAACGTTAATCTGAGTTTTCTCCATGTTTGTTTTTACTCCTAAAAAAAATATCCGAGCCTCATACGAAACTCGGATATATATTAGATTGAAAAAATTGATACCTTAAACTTACGC